GATACGATAAATCCACAACCTACCGAAGAAGAAATCTTGACAGAGGCATCTCGTTTACAAGCAGAATATGAGTCATTAGAGTATCAACGTCAGAGGGCAAAAAATTATCCACCAATAGAAGAACAATTGGATATGCTTTATTGGGATAAAGTAAATGCAACAAATAATTGGCAAACTGCCATAAGCACAATTAAAAATCAATTTCCTAAATCTAATAATACGTAATGAGCACCTTAAAACTGAATGCGCTACAATCTAGAAGTGGAAACGGAGATATTACCGTTGCCTCTGGAAGTAGACTTGTCGTTGCAGATTCATCTGGTTTTTCTGGTTATAATTCGGCAAATGGTTCTATTGTTCAAATGCAACACACATCTGTAATGCCGACAGCACACATTTCTACAGTCACAACGGCTGAAGCGTCAGTTGGACTTATTGCTGGTATTACTCCAAAATTTTCAACTAGCAGAATTCATGTTCGTTTTTATAGCACTATGGCTTTAGGTTCCGGCACAAGTCCACTGATTTTACTTTTATACAGGAGAATTAATGGTGGAGCTTTTACTGTTTTAACTCCATTCACAAACGCAGCAGTTCGTTACTCGTATGGTTGGACTTATATGTCAGGTGATAACTGGGGACCTATAAACAATACGTATATTGATCGTCCCGCGACAACAGGATTTGTTGAATATGTTGTGAACTACAGACTAATTAGTGGTTCTACAGTATCATATTTGGTTCATCAATATCAAGAATATGGCTATGAATTGACGGAGGTAGCATAATGAGTTCTGTTTTAGTCGTAGACAACATCACAAATTCTTCTGGTAATACGATAATTCAAAACGGCGTTTTTTCTGGATTCAGGCCTGGTTCGATTATTGAGTGTTTAACTGGACAATGTGATGGCTCTACAGTTACAGGAATTTCAGGTTCATACGTTTGGCCAAATATTACTGCTGTTCAATCAATTACAACGTCATATGCTGATGCTGGTGGTTCGGTAATATCTTATGTTCCACCAGTTGGTGCAAAAAAAGTCATATATGAATACTCTGCATTTTTAGGTTGGGCGCATGATCATGCTATTTCCCACTGGAGACTTTACATTGATAACGTAGAGGTTGTTTTCGCAAGAAGAAATAGATCCGGAAGATATCCGGAAGACACTTCAACTTTAAGATGGGTTTTTAATATTGGAGCAGGTAATACAAACACTGGCGCTCAATCGTCTTGGACAGCGGTTAAGCAGATAAAATGGCAAGTAAGAGATTATGGCGCAAGTAATGCAAGACAGTTGCTACATCAAACAGTATATTGGGATGGTGTGGGTGGCGCACAATTTTGTATGCCCAATCTCACAATAATGGCAATTGCGTAAACTAGGTAGAATAAATAAACAATGGCTAGCACAATAACATCATCAAATCCAAGAATACTTGCTGAAAGAACTTTTAAAGATTTAGATTTATCTTTTATAGTTCATCCAGTTAGAAAAGACATAAACAAGCATGTTAATGAATATGCAGTAATCAATTCTGTAAAAAATCTTGTTTCCACGAATTTTTATGAAAAGCCCTTTAGACCAGAGATTGGTAGTGGAATAAGAAGTTTATTGTTTGAAAATGTTGACCCAATTATTTCCGCAAGATTGGAAAGGGCGATTGTAGAAACAATCACAAATTACGAACCTAGAGTTGCAATTTCAAACATAAGAGCAACTGCTTATCCAGACGAAAATCGATATAATATTTCAATGGAATTTTTTATTATAAACAACCCAAGCCCTATCACAATTGACTTTTTTCTAGAAAGAATTAGATAAAAAATGGCAGACACTTTATCTGTAACTAATCTTGATTTTGATACGATCAAAGAAAATTTAAAGACATTTCTAAGTCAACAATCTGAGTTTACTGATTATGACTTTGAAGGTTCTGGCCTTTCTGTTCTTCTTGATGTTCTTGCATATAACACTCACTATCAAGCCTACTATTTAAATATGGTAGCTAACGAGTCTTTTATGGATACGGCTCTATTAAGAGATTCTGTAATTTCACATGCAAAAGTTTTGGGATATTTACCTTATTCACGTAAGTCTCCACGTGCATTAATTAATTTTACTGTGAATACTGCAACTTCCACTGCATCTACAATAACAATACCTAGAGGTTTTAGATTTTTATCAGAAGACATCGATGGTGTTAGTTATGGCTTTGTTACTTTAGAAGAATTGAAAGTAACTAAAGCAAATACGGATTTTTCATTCTTCGATTTACCTATTTACGAAGGTCAATTAGTATCTTATACTTATGTTCATAATGAAGCTGCAAATCCTAAACAAATTTTCACATTGCCAGATAAAGACGTAGATACTTCGACAATTCAAGTTACTGTTCAACCACTGGTAACAAGCAGTGAAACATCAGTATATACTTTGGCAACAGACTCTAGTAATACAAGCACACAGTCTGAGGTCTTTTATTTGCAAGAAGGTAAAAATCAACAATATGATATTTATTTTGGCGACAATGTAATTGGTAAAAAGTTGCCTAATGGAGCAATTTTAAACATACAATATCTCGTTACGAATGGTAGTGCGGCAAATAAAGCAAACAATTTTGTTGCGACTGATACATTGTCTGATTCTTTGGGTAATTTACAGACGGATTTTATTATTGATTCAATAAGTGAAGCTGCTGGTGGCGCTGAGAGAGAATCAGTAGATAATATTAAATTTTCTGCGCCTCTTTTATATACCACACAAAATCGATTAATTACATTTTCCGATTATGAAGCCTACATTTCAAAAAACTATCCTGCAATAAACTCAGTTTCGGTTTGGGGTGGAGAAGATGAGAAGCCGCCAAAATTTGGAATTGTTTATATCGCATTAAATCCAAAAGAAGGCTACTACTTATCTGATACCGAAAAACAAAGAATTGTTGATGAAATTATTAAACCCAAATCTATTGTTGCAATTCAAACAGTCATTCGTGATCCAGAATATTTGTATTTGAAACTTTCCTCTTCGGTTAGATATAGAAAAACAAAAACTATACAAACAGAAGATCAATTAAAAACATCTATTCGTAATGCAATTTTAAACTATAAAATAACAAATTTAAATAAGTTTGATGCAGAGTTTATTCTATCAAGAGTTCAAGATGATATAGATAAAGTAGATACGAATGCTATTATTGGTTCAAGTGTTTCGGTTCGCCTACAAAAAAGATTTGTTCCATCATTAAATTCATCTGCTCCTTACACAATTGAATTTAATGTTCCTTTACGTAGAGGTACCATTGGTAATAAATTAACTTCAACACCTTTTACTGTGGCGGATGCACAAGGAATTGATCGTGAAGTTCAATTTGATGAAATACCACAATCATTTTCTGGTATCTCTTCTATTCAAGTAACAAATCCTGGAACAGGTTTTAGTTCAGTTCCAACCGTCACAATCAATGGAGATGGAACAGGAGCAACCGCCGCTGCAACTGTTTTAAATGGTCAAATTCAAAGTATTGAAATTGTGAATCGTGGTATCGATTACACCCGCGCTACAGTTACGATTTCTGGCGGTGGTGGTTCTGGTGCCATAGCAACTGCTGTAATTGATGGAAGAATAGGCACAATTCGAACCGTATACTACGATTCTTTTGCACAAAGACAAGTAGTGGACGAAAATGCTGGTGAAATTGATTATGATGCAGGCACAATTAAAGTTTCAAACATCAACATTAAGGATGTTGATTCTTCTGATGGAGAAATTCGTTTAACGATTGAGTCGGAAAAAGACATTATAAATTCCTCAAAGAACACAATTATTACCATAGATCAAGATGATCCAACTTCAATTAGCACAACATTAGAGACTGTGTAAATGTCAGCGGCCGATTTAAAAACATCAATATTTGTTCAAAGACAGGTTCCTGAATTTGTTAGGGATGAGTATCCTAAATTTGTTACGTTTCTTGAAGCGTATTATGAGTTTCTTGAAGCGCAGGCGAACACGCCTA